TTGATATGAGGTATTTAGCTCCTTGGGCTGAGATTATCCCCAAAGATCAAAAATCCTCTCAGTTCCTCATATCAATTACCATTTAATTAAGTTTATTTCTATTTTAAAGGCTTATCTGCCGCCCCTTGCTTGCCTTCTGCCTGTATGCCAAAATCAAAATTAGGCACATCCATAACAGGAGTTTTGTCCATAATCTCTAAGCGTAAAATATCATGCCATCTGCCTTCTCTTGGTAGCCCTTTTTCGTCAACAGGAGGTCTAATATCTACCTGTACACAACCATATAAATCAAAAGAAATAGATTCAGCTATACCTTCAAATCCTGTTACTTTATCTCTGACTTTCAATCCTAATAATGCTAAATGTTTCTTTATGTTTATTGTATTCATAATTCTATCCTTATCCTTTCTTAACAATCGACCATAATTTGTTGTTTTAAAATAATTCTGAGGCGTAACTATACCAATCCCATCGCAAGCAGTACATATTATTCTTTTTGTTATTAAAATATTTTGCCACCACTTCGCTTTTGGGTCTGTAATATAGCCACTCCCAGAACATTTTTTACAATAATTTATCATACTATTATACTTTCGTTAATAATATCTTTTACAGGAGAACGAACATTATTATTTTTAAAATAATTCTCTAAATTCTTCTCAAAAGAAAGTTCAATATCATAATTATCATTTAATCTGTTAATAAAACTATTATATCTATCCTTTTTTTCTTTTTCTCTTTTAATATGTTCCAGAGAAATTACATTTTCTTCAAAGGGATAATAACAACATTCTATTTCATTATTATCAGCTTTCCATAAATAATAGGCAGGTTTATGATTTATTTGAGTTGTATTTGTCCGCATCATAGAACCTGGATTAACTATTAATTGTTTTCCTTTCCTATAAATAAAATTTTTATGGTTGTGTCCTGTTACTATTAAATTAAATTGAGGTAAAAAACTCATTAACTCATCAGCTCCCATAGCTTTATCATCAAACCAAGGAGTACCTTCTTTGTCTACATAAATATGAATAAGAGCAATATTAATATCTGATTCTTTTAATTCAAATGCATTATTATTAAATAAATGTTCAGCAATATCTACACCATAAGGAAAACCAATAACAATATTATCTTTTATTATTTGCTTTCCTTGCAATATTTCTAATTTCCCCGCTGCCTCCATAACAGCTAAACTTGATTTAGACATCAAATTTAAATTATGACTAGGCATCTCATGATTCCCTGGCACTGTAAATATATTTTCAGGAAGATTATTAATAGCCCAAGCTTCTAAAAAAGGACTAGAAGACCATTTATGAAACAAATCTCCTGCATCAATAATAGGAATATCGTTATAAGTTTTTTGAACCTCACAAAGATGTTTTATCTTTCGTTCCTGAGCCATCCAAAAATCATCAGTACGACATATAGGAATTGTATCTCTTAAATGTATATCAGATGTGATAATTAAATCAGGATTATTCATTTTTTCCTTTTTAATAGCCTCGCAGAGACTTGAACTCTGATCATCTGATAGAAAGTCAGATATCCTAAACCCTTAGACGACAAGGCCATATTATTTTAATAATTTTAAATCAATTTATTTAATTTAATTATATTATATCATGAAGAAAAAGTTTGTCAAGTTTTTTTTATCTTATTTCCACATAAAGGACAAATATCAGGCATAAGTTCTTGATATTCTTTTTCTGCTTCTTTTAATAATATATTCAATGAGGATATATCTTGTAATGTGTCTTTTCTTAATTCAAACAAATTTTTTAAATTATTAAATTTTGTTTGTAATTTTTTTCCTTCCTCAGTTTGAAATAAAAGATCCTTTATAGTTTTTTCATATTTTAAAACTTTTTCAGTCTTATTAATTTCTTTTAATAGTTCTTCTCTAAAATTATATTTTTTTGCTATATCAATTAATTTATTATAATCTTCTTTTCTCTTTCGATTTAATTCTATTAGTTGATTTATTTTTTCCTCATATTGTGTTTTTTTACTCGAATCTTTTAAATAAAGAATAGTAAGATTTCTTTCTTGATTTAGATTTTTTACTTTATTTAAAATTTCTTCTGTTTTTTGTATATCAGAATTTAGTTTAATTAAAGTATTAATCTGATTTTCATATTTAATTGTTTCCTCAAATTTAAGAATCAATTCAAAAAGTTTATTTCTTTCATATAAATTAGTTCTAGCAGAATGTAATCGAGTTGATTTTTCAGTATAAATAGTGAATAATTGTTCCAAACTTTTAATCTGAATTTCTAAATTATCTAAATTAGCATATTTTAATAAATTTTCTTCTTGTTCTTCTAAATCTTTTTCTTTAATAGTTAAAGAAGTATTAGCAGTTCTTTTTCTTTTTTCTATTTTAGCTAAAGTAGTATCAATAATATTAAGATTTACAATTTGGTTTAAATAAGAGGCTATTTGTCCAGATGTATTAGAAAGTAAGAAATCAGGTTCTTTTTGTGATTGAATATTTATATTAGTTATATTTAAAACTTTTTGAATTTCTTCTGGAACAGTCTGACCAAAACCCTTTAAAATTTCCTCATTTAAAAGATAGTTATTGATATTTTTACTTCCTCTTTGACGAGTAACTATATCTCCTTCTGATGTTTCTAGTATACATTCAGTAATAGCTTTAGGATCATAAGTAGGAATATAAAAAGTTCCTGCTGTATTTTCAACAACCAATTTTAAAGCTCTTAAAATACTGGATTTACCTGTATCATTTTCACCTATTATTACATTAGTTGTAGGTGAAAACTCTAAACAAGTATCTTTATGGGATTCATGATTCTTTATTGTTAATGATTTGATCATCTTTTATTTTTAGATTCCTTCCCTCCATTTTCATACCCGCAAACAGGACATTTCTTCCACTTTCCTATTAATTGGGCATCACAATTTAAACACCAAAATTTATTGTTCTTATATTTCTTATGTCTTTTTGTATTTTTATATTCATCCTCATAAAGTTTAAATTTATGAATTTTTCCTTCTTTCATCTTTTTTTAATTCCCAAAAATTCTAATTGATAATTTTTCAAATCCTCCTATTCGTAATTTTTTCGATCTTTCCAAAGCTCATTCAAATATTCTTTACAATATTTCGTACTTAATTCCACTATTTCTATATTTTCTGAATCCTTTTTTTGATTTTTCTATTTCAATATTTTTTAAATCTTTTTCTAATACAGAATTCATTTTTTTAATTTCACAAAAAAGACGATATATTTTTATAAAAACTAAAAAACTAAAAATAACAATAAGAATATAACATATATTTATTAAAAGTTTCTGATTCATATTTTTATAGCAACCTTGACCAACCATAATAGGCCATTAAAATAGCATCAGCCCTACCATCTTTAGTTTTTTTAAAGGTATAATAAGGAAACAATTTTTGAGCAGTATTTAAGGATCTTTCCTTAGAAGTCCTGCCACTTTTATTATCCACAACCTTTTGCCATTCTCTAGGAAGAACTCGACAATAAGGAAGTTTCATAGCAATTAATAAACCCTCATAAAAACCAGAATTCTCACCGAAGCCAAATGCAGCTTTTTTTCCTCCAAATACAACAACACCTACTTTTTCAAGAACAACTGATTGTACATTAAATTGATTAACCCATTCATTTAGAATTTCATAAGTTAATGTATAACTATTAGGATAATCTTTTATATCTATTTTAGAATTTAACCCTGCAAATAATCCTAATGCTCCTTTTTTGCCTGGATCAATCCCTATTACTGCTTTCAATTTTTCCATATTAATTTACCCATCATTTATTTTTTTGTTGATCATTCTCATTAGCACAATCTTCATAAATTTCACAATCCATACAATCTGGTTTAGAATCAATATCTACACCAAATTTGTGACCATAGGGACATTTAGATTTTTCTTCTGTTCCTTCTTTTTTTCCTTGTTTAACCAAACAATTATTTATCACTTTCCTAATTTCATCTTCTGACATTGAAAGAGTAACTTGAATATCTAAATTATTTTCTTTAATATATCTACGAAGTTCTCTTTTATTCATATTATTCAGATTTATAATAGTTGAACCTTCTTCCTTTTTAATAGGTTGATCCTCAGATTTAACTTCTTTCTTTTCTGCTTCCTTAACTTCTTCCTTTTCTGTCTCTTTAACCTCTCTCTTTTCTGCCTCTTTTTCTAATTTTTCCCAAGGTATTTTTTCTGAATCAGTTTCTTTTGCTGTTTCTTCTTTAGCATCCTCAAAATCTACACCATGAAAAATACGATTTACTTCTTCATAAGTAGGAATAATTAATAATTTATCCAAGGAATAACTTTGTTCTAACATAGAATCATTCAAAGGCTCCCTATCTATAAATCGAAAAGACTTATAACCTGTAAAAGATTTAGGCTTAGGATTTCCTGCCACATAAAATGTTTTTTCTACAGTTCTGAAACGAATAGATTTACCCTCTTGTAAATCTGCAAAACAAATTACTTCTAATTTGGTATCATCCTCTTCTCCCGCTCCTTTACTTGCTTCATCTAATAGTTCAGCTTCAAATAAAGAATGAGACTCGTCAAATATCTGAATTCCTTCTGCCTCATTATTCAAATCTATGATATTATAAATTCCTCTATGTTGAGGTTTTAAAGCATTTATTCTGGAATCCTCAACAGAATCATCTTGCATTAAAGTTCTTCTTTCCTCACAAATTGGACACTTATGACCATAAGTCTGTTCCAAACACAACACAGTAGCATTTGAAACACCAATCCATCTATGTACCCAAATATCAAGAATATAATCCTCTTCGCCTGGCTTCATTCCTTGAGGATGATATTTAGTTTTTATTGTCCAAGGAATAATATCAATTAGATAGGATTTTTCTGATTGTGGACGAAAGAATTTAACATTCAAATTAGTAGTATCTAAAATCCTTTTCTCTCCTCCACTTTTTTTCCCCTTTTTTTTAGCATTGTTTTTAATTCTTTCCCTTAATGCTGCTTGTCTTTCTTGTTTTGTTCTTTCGTTTAACATAATATTTTCCTTTCTTATCAATGCAATATCTCATATAAAGATAAATGCAATGATGCTCTTGGATTAACATAAAAATTATTATTTAATAAAATATTATTAATCAAAAATGCTTTTGGATTGTCTTTTCCTAATAAAACTTTATCCATATAACTAATTATCGTTCGCCTAATTGCTTCTGGATCAACTTCATTTGTTTTCAATATTTTTAAAGTATCAACTATAGAAGACCATGTAACATTTGAATTTAAAAGTTCACGACAAAGATCTATAATTTGTTTCTCTTCTATTTTAGTTCTTTTTATAATTTTTAATCTTTCACTTGATTCTACATCTATTACTTGATCTAAAATAACCAATACTTGTCTTGGACATCCCTCAGCCATTGTAGCAATTAATTCTATTTGTTCTTCAGTAAAATCATCACATCCTTCAAACTTTAAAACTCTATTAATTAATTCAACTAATTGATCAATAGATAAAGTAGACAAAACATATTCACTACAACGGCTACGAATAGTCTTTGATATTTTTTGAGGATCTGTTGTACACAAAACAAAATAAACATGTCTTGGAGTATCCTCAAGGGATTTCAAAAGACAATCATTAAATTTTTTTGATGTATTTTGAATTTCATCAATAATATAAATCTTGTTCTCACCTCTCATTGGTTTATACATCATTCCTTCTACTACTTTATCTGCTGTTTCAACCCCCCTTTCACTACCAGCATCAATTTCATGAACATCTAAAGGATCACAATTTAGATGTTTTGCTATAATTCTTGCCATTGTTGTTTTCCCTAACCCTGTTCCCCCTGAAAATAGAAAAGCATGAGGTATATCAGATCCCCTAGAAAGAACAGATTTTAAACTTACAACAATATTTTTATTTCCTATTATCTCATCTAAATTTTTTGGTCGATATTGAAGATGTAAAGGCATCTATTT